TGGTAGCTGCATCCTGAATAGCCTGTGCATTGTTAGCAATATTCTGAGCATTCTGAGCAATAAGTCTATCATGAAGCCCAATGTCAAGATGAATCTGCTGAATATCCTGTTTGATTTCGGCGTGTTCCTGTCTCTCAACTTCCTGTTCAGCTTCAACGGCTGTCATTCTTCCCTGCAAATCTTCAATAGCATCATCCTGTTCATTATCTTTAGCATTGATCTGAGAAATTCTCGTATTGATATCTGCAATGCTGGCATCATGAGCAGTTAATCTGTTACCATGTTCTCTAATCAGAATGTCCTGTTCATCCTGTTCTTCTTCAATGGTGTCAAGTCTGCCATCCTGTTCAGCATCTTTAGCATCAATTCTCTCGATAGCATTATCAATGCTATCAAGTCTTGTGTCCTGTTCTTCATTTTTAGCAGTATTAGCATCAATCTGAACCTGCTGTTCTCTATTGATAGCTTCTTCCGCTGTTACACGTTCTTCAAGATTAGCAACATGCTCTTCGGCTGTTTCAACTCTTTCTTCTAACTCATCAACTCTACCGTCAAGTCTATCAATTTCACTCTGAGTATCCTTGAACCCCTTCTGGATAGCTTTCCAGTTAGCATTTCTACCGGGTTTCTTAGTATCATGCCCATCATCGGGATTATACAAGTCATTTCTATACTCGTCATAATAATTAGCCATAGATTAAAGACCATCCTCTCTATTAGCAATCATACAAACTCATGAAAAGGCAACCTAAATCTTTAATTATCAGCATTTCAATGTCATATGCTGTTTCATATAACATTTGTGCTAATTCCTGTTCAGGTTTATGTCTGCCTGTCATGTGGTCATCATAGTTGTTTGTTGTATCAGTATCAATCGTCCTATGGTTTACAATACCATGTTCATAATCTGTTACAACATCCCTTGTTTCACCAATATCATCATGATAAGTCATATCATGTGTATTGTCTCTAACAATATCGTGACCATAAACATCATTTCTATGCGTATTCCTTGTTTCAGTGCTTTCATCACTGTGGGTATTATTGACTATTGTTCCATCTGTCAACCACTGATTTATCCAAGTGTCGTCTAACCCAAAACCAAGGTGATTTATATTCTGCTGTGGGGTATCACTATGCCTTGTTATAGTATCATATTTACCTGACGTTCTAAAGTTATCTGTCCAATTCTCGTCCCATACATCTGTAGAATCTTTACGCTCTGTCCACTTATCAACATCGTTTTGAGTAGCGTCTTTAGTGTGGGAAAAATCATTGTCCTCTGTTGTCTTACTTGTCTTATCGTCAGTATCATGATCTATAGTGTCCAGTGTTCCCCATTGTCTACGCGTAATATACTCGTTATGATCTGTCAAAGGCTCTGTTGTCAAATTCCTTGACTTAAACATAACATTGTACTTAGGCATAATCATTGCCATTCTTGCTCTAAGTGCATCCCTGAACTGTCTTTCTGTTTCAAAACCTATTTCATAGGTATCATACCAATCAAGAATCATCAGGTTGAGGGGTTCACGGAATGATTCATTCCAGATAGGATAGCTATCAAGTCCGAAATCAAATCCGTTTACCCTCAACGTATGCACATTGCAAGTATACTTAGCCGGATAGCCGTAAAACATACCATTGTCTAATGGTAAATCAGTATAACTTGCCATTACTGAACCTCTTTTTTCTGTCTCGCTTCTTCATCTTTTTCAATAGTTTCTCTATATCCACCCTTACCAAGAGAACTACTATTTGTGTTCTCATATCTGGTATCAGTGAACTCTCTCGGATACAGATCAACATTAAATTCACAAGAAACATCAAGCCCAAACAGTTCATTGATAGAATCGCAAAACTGTGTTCTTGCGTCAAGAAAACTGTTCTTTGTCAGGCTGATAGATTCACGGTCTATGTTAATTTCATCAACTAACAACTGTGCTCTTTTTTCAACTGTTTTAGAAGTAACACCTATCTCATTGAAATAGTCATTGATAATGTCATGTTTTAACAGTTCGAACTTATCACAAAGATAAGGCGCTGTTGGTGGATAGAACCACTCTCTTTCATCACTCATTAGATCTTCTCTGCCATAGACAACAGGCTTATGACCTGCTATCTGTTCATACGCATTACTGTATGTCAACTCCTGACCGTGTGGTGCTCTGATAACTGCGGGAGTGTTTTGTGCTTTTAAATTCACATCTTCAAGTCCATCAATATCAGCTAACACCTGTGCATAATGGTCAATTGTAAAATACATTGGTCTGTGTGTCGGGCAGTTCCATCCTATAGCAATTTCATCAGCACGTTTAACGTAAGAAGCAATTTTATTAGTGATTGTGTATGTTGTAGCACCACCAAACCAGTTATATCCACTGTTAGGATTGACAGCACCTACAATCGGAATAGCTTTTGTATCATCCGTGTAACAGAATCCAACGCAAGCACCATCAAGAAATAATTCATTGAGATACATTTCTATTTGGTAACGATTGTTTTTTTCAAAAGGAAAACCATCCCATTTAAAAGCTGTCAGGTAGTAGTCTACAAGTTTTGCTCTCCACCAATTAAATCTTGCTCTGTTTAGTGCTGTTTGTGATTTATTGGTTACGCTTCTTTTTGCCATCGGAGAACCTCTTTATAAATGATTAGAACTCGATTTACTGAAATCTTTATAGTCAGCTACAGAGTTAAATACAAATATTCCTGTGTTAAATCTCTGTATAATTTTTATTAAATCTTTTTGCGGTACAGATTTTCCTGCTATACTTGCTTCCTGTGTTTCGTAATAGTTCCAATGCGGATAATTACCAAAGATAATTGGTCTAACCATATTTCCCTGATTGTATCCGTAAGTTCCGAAAAACGATTCAAGTTTTGCTATAGCTATAGTTGAAGGGAAAGTGTGTTCAAGTATTAACAAACCTGCTGTATCATTATAAGATGCAATAGTTGAAGCATTACTGCTACCTATTGTTTTACCAGTGTTCTGCAATGTTTGTTCAAGTTGCATACCACTATGAACCATTTGTTCAGCAGAACCCATAATGCTTCCAAGTCTGCCTAAACTTAAATTGCCTACAACGCTTGCACCGCCTATGCCTAAAATACCACTAAGTAAACCGCTTGCCATTCCCATAATAGGCTTTAGAACACCTAAATAGTCTAAGGCATTTACTCCATACTGTATTTTATCCCACTGTTTACTTGAAATACTGAATAGTCCCTTTCCGTTATCACCGCGTCTTAAATCATTAGGTGAGCATGTTGCACAACCATTAAGTCCCTGATTTGTCGTAATTTCAAATTTAAGAGAACCTGATTGTATAGCATCTGTTTTAATTAAGTCATATGGTATTTCTTTACTGTTTCCTGTTATATTCATTATTACAGTATTAAATTGTGGTGATGCTTTTAGTTTATTCCAATGTATTGTAGCTCCACCCCATGTTAAAGGCAATTCTTCATCGAATCTTTTAGAAGGTAAACCAGTGCTAACAGGTATTCCTGCGGCAGCTTGACCATTTAAAAAATACATCGGAATGTGATAACAAGCTATTATTGAAGATTCTTTTCCATTCTGGCATAATGCTGTTATAACTTCACCTATAGAATCTGCATTTCCTGCACTTGTACACGGCTGTGGCTGAGCACTATCTCCAACACCTGTCATAGCATTAGAGCCATCATAAGCATCACTCCAAGATTTTAAACTTGAAGGCTGTTGTTCATTAAATAACTGATATAATCCATCCCAAAATTCATTAACTAAAGAGCCAACTTCATATTTGCGAGGATTTATAGCAGTTACTAAATATACATATGATGAATCATCTGATGCTTTTCCCTTTTCAACAAGTGTGTAGTTCCAACCATCAACCTGAACAGGTTCAGAAAGAATATTGTTTCCAAGTGTGTCTCTTTCAGGGTGACAACGTTTCATAGGTGAATCGTTGAATACATACTGTCCTGCATAATTCAGCCAAGGGTCAATCTCAATATGACACAATGTCATATCATCATTTATATAGGTAAAGTCTGTAATAAATGCAAAATTCAGTTTGCCATTATTTTCAAACGTGCAATAGTTATATTTCTTTACATCGTTAATGTTACCTGTTGCTCTAAAAGCTGATGCATCTCTCTGCCAATAGCAATCAGGGTAAACCTTATTAGGATAGCTATTAACAACACCTAATGCTTCGCCTTCTGATTCAGCTTTAACAACATATCTGTTAGATATATCAAAGTCCGTTGCATATAATGTTACAACTGTATTTGGATTCATATTTTTACCTCTAAAATAGGCTACTATTACGCACGAAAAAGTTATCAGGAGAAAAGCAAAAACCGCACTCGTAATAGTAGCCTATATGATTATAGCTGATTAGCTATAATATCGTTATTACTGTCTCTTCATAATAGCGATAGCATTAGCACAAGTATTAACTGCATAGGTCTGGAAAACCGTCAGATAATGGTTGCGATAAAGTCCTGCACTATTGAAGAAATCACTTGCTTGCATAAAGTTGTCTCTGTACTCAAACGCTTTTCTATCAGCTACAATAGCAATGATATCATCATTAGTTACTGTCTGCTGAGTAGACTTATCGAAGTAAGAGAACCTGTCAACAGGTACAATCTTCTGTTTGAACTCTGTCTCATTCAGATTAAAAGCACCTGCAAGGGTTTCAACTTCTGTGTTTACAAGTGCTTCGGACGTAATGAAGATAACAACATCCTCATTTTCAACCCATGTTACTGCGGGAGTTGGGTCATCAATTCCCTGAGCAGCTGCATATTCCTGATAGTTGTTAAATGCACTACTCGGGAAAGTGAAATCAAGTGCCAGTTTACGACTTGCCTTAATAAGGTTTTTACCTGCCTGGCTTGCATCAGTAGCGAGATCAAAATCAATATCCATCGTTTTGATAATGCTCTGATTTACAGATTCAACAAGAAGGAACTTTACAAGATTCTGTTCTGAAATCTCATTACCAGAATACAGTGTCCTGATAGCACCCTGAACAAAATCATCGAGCTGTTCCCAAGTTGTAAAAGCACCCTGAAGCAATGGCTGAGGAACAGTAACCCAAAACTGCTCTTCCCTGTTTCTACGGAAATACTGTACCTTTACATCAGGTTTCTTTCTATTGAGAAGTGTGTCACCAAGTGCAATAGAATACGCTCTACCCTCTGCCGGGTTGATATACTGATATTCATAATCAGTTCCAAGGGGGAATCCCTCACGTTTCAGCAGAGAATATTTATTCCTATACATCTTTGCTTCAACAACCTGAAAAACAAGTTTGTTGATAACATAGTCAAGAAACTCATTCATTAAGGGTGCATACTTTACAATAGGAGCAAACGCACTTTTAAAATCTGTAGTAGTTGTTGCTCTGCCAACCTTAGCCTGATAACCGTCAGAAGAAGCATCAAGAGCCGCATTGAAAACGTCTACACCTCTCTGAGCACTACTCTTAACACTTGCATCGTTTACACTGCCCTGAGTGTTTGTATCATTACCAGTAGTCTTAGCCATTAGAATAATCCTCCATACATTTCAACCTGTGACTTTAACACTTTTTCTACTTTTTCTTCCTGTGTTTCTTCGTCACCATCTTCATCGTTTCCATTGTTTTCACTATTAGGTTTTCCGTCAGGTGAAAACTTAGCTGTGTATTGCTTTTCAATCTGACCGTATAACATAGCGTTAGCCTGTTTCAAACGATCATTTTCAGCTTTTAAAGTGTCACGCTCTGCAACTGTTGTGTTGAACTCTTCTAATCCGTCAGTTACAATTCCAAGCATGGTTGTGCGCATAGCATTGTAACCATCTTCGGTATCATGTCCATCCATATCCATTACTTTTGTAACATCTTCAATCTTATACATATTTCTTACCCCTTTGCACCAGTGTAGTCAATTCCTGATAGCTGACCTGAGTGCTCCCAAGGATAATTACTGATTTTGCCTATCTCACAAGAATGTAATTCTTTAGGAAAATGAAGGAAAAAACCGTAACCTATGTCTAAACCAACATGTCTACCTTTTCCACCAAAAGTGGTAAATAACAGACTTCCTTCAACTCCCATTCTCGGAGTGGTTTTTATTGGGCAGTTTTCATACATTCCTATAGAATATCCAACTATCCCAGAAATTTCAGTTATAAAACCTGAGCAATCAAGTCCTATTTTATTTCTACTGAAATTTCTTATTTCTATTAACTGACTTCTTGAATACTTGCTGAAATAGTTACTTTCTAACCTTATCAGAGTATCCATAACCTCATCAGTAAGAAGCTGACCTTTTGCTCCATAAAAATAGGCATATCTGTCTTTATCGTTGAGAACACTTAAAGCGTTTTGTATCAACTTGTAATAAGTCATGATTAGTTACCTCTGCCCTTTTTTACAAGTGATTTTATTGTTTCTACTATTCCACTTAGTTCGCCATTAAGGCTGAAATTCTCTACAATGCTAAGAATCTCCATAATAGTAACGTAAGAACACGTTGCTACATATAGATTTAGCTGTGCATTTAAAACATCATAGAAGTATTTATCTATAACAATAGCTACAGCCACGATAGCAATCTCTGAGAATTTCTTGTATAAACCATTGCGGAAAACTGAACTTTTCCACGTTTTCTTTAACAGGCTTCTTCCTGTTCCAATTATGATATCCAATAGTATGAATATAGCCACCCAAGCTACTCTGCTATACATTTGATATCTATGCGAATTGTTCCAGTGCCATCCTTAGTTGGTATATGGTAAACGGTTACTCCATTGGTTAATTCAAGCCTTTTAACAGAACCGCTTGAAATCAACTCCACAGCTGTAGCTATCTCGTTTGCCATAATCTTAAAATCGTTTGCTGTCACGTTCCGCACTCCTTTCTAATAGTAGTCAACTATTTTAATATAAGGGGGAAGCAATACTTCCCCCTCGGGTGACTAACCCGCACCAGTCCGCTCTTCACGGTAGTCATCTGGCTTACTTAAACAGTAGCATAATTGCCCGATCTTGTCAAGTATTTATGCTACTTTTTGTTTAGTTTCTTTCTAAAAATTTCTGTTACAACATCACTTTTAGAAACAATTAGCCCCTTGGTTAGTCTATAGTTTAGTGCCTGTCTTAATTTAGGATAAAACGTTACCTCTCCGAATGATTCTATTGATAAGGCATAGTCTTTAAATTTACTATCTGTAAGCAATAAAGGCAATTCTGTTTTCGTTGGTATGATACAGAATATATAGTGATATCCTTGCATTATCTTTATTCTTGTTCCATTTCTATATGCTTTAGTGTTAATTAGCTGTTGAATACTCATGCCATTGTGTTCGTCAGGGTAACTGTTTACTTCCCAACCACCTGCTGTTATCATTGATGCTGATGAAGTTGAGAAATCAAAATACTTATCAGACTTTTTACCTTTAGTTGAACCTTTACAGTGTTCTACTGCTACAACTGCACCTGCTTTTGTTTTGAATGATACGATAGTTCCCTGTTTTATCTTAAAAGGGTCTATGCCAAATCCGTCAAAATATGCTGAGTAGCGTGATACAGTATTTCCAAGCAAATAGATTTTAACGTTATTTCTATCTCTGACTATTGTTGAAACGTTGTTAAGAAAATCATTAAATTCCTGCAATGGTGTATCTACATTTTCATAGAAATATCTTCTTGTTGATAGAAATTCATCCAAGATAATGGTAGTAACATTTGGGTAAGCGTTTCCTTTATATTTCAGCCATCCTGAAACTGACATAACATGCCCTATTAGCCATCTTTCTCTTGGGCGTTCATCTCTATTTGGATAAATATAGTATGCTCCTGCATAATAATCTATTGTTGCTGTGTCTCCAAATTTATCTTTAATTACTTCTGCATGATTAGCTACAAATTGTTTCGCATGTTTAGCTGTTACTTCATCTTCATTTCTTCTCATGTAAACAAATTGTTCCTGCCCTGTTCTTGCAAAATTGTCTATTGCATGACGTAATGTATCGTATGTTTTACCATTAGATCTTTCGCCATAAATAATCATGTAGTCTGCGTTTGTTTGTCTGATTTTGTCTCCTGAGTAGTATGCCAATTCTTGTCACCGCCCTTTCCCCAAATATGTTTATAGTATTCGCTTACTAATTTATTCTCTGCTTCGTTCATCTTTCTTTTCTTTACTGTTTTATCATTCTTATTCATTCATATCACCATATCTTTCTTTATATCGTTTTAATTCATTCTGACAATCTGCTAATTCCTTTTCGTATTTATCAACTAAGGTAGTTAATTCTGTTAATATACCATACTGCCTATTTAATTCAGCTTTCAAGTCTAACGTTCTCTGATTGGCTTTTTCTAAATAATCTGATAATCTGGCTCTTTCTTTCGTCAACTCTTCTACTCTGTCATTTGCTCTTATTAGATTCTTATCTCTTTCAGATAATGGCACTTCGTTTCTGTTGGTTTTATAAGGTGTCATTTTACATTAACCCCCTCTACCTCAATATACGGAATATGCTTTACTATGATTGAATATAACTCACTGGAATTTTCTTCAAGTACAGTGATTAAACAATTTCCATCACCATTATTCAATATATCAGTAACGTGCCTACCTTCCTTTTCAAGCTGTTTCTTTACTGCTAAAATATCCTTACGATTTCCAATAAATAACATATCTTTGTTCTGAAAATATATCTTCATTTTTTCTCTCCTTTAGATAAGGTGTATTTCAATATAAGGCTGTACAGACCACTCATACAGAACTCTATAAAGAACAAACTGAGCACAGTTAATAGTGTAGTTATCTGTCATTGCTTCACGTTCTATTCTTATTCCCGGATAGAATTTAATACGTTTTGTTAATAGTTTATAAAGTTCTTCGTCACAAGTGAATTTTAATTGCTCATACTCCAGTATTACGTTTAATATAGTTGTTTCCCTTTTTATTCTCACTTCTTACACCCCCCTTCTTCTGTTCCTAAAATATAGCCAATAATAACTCCAGTGGCTAAACTAAATAATGCTATTCCAATTATAACACCAGCTATCATATTATTCTACCTCATTTCATAAGTCTGTTCTACCAATAGTACACCTCCCGGTATTCTACGTTGTTTTAAGTTACCAGGTACTTTAAGTCCTAACTTGAAATCTGTTAATTTCATTCCTTTTTCTATAAATTCAGTATAGCTATCCTTCCAGTTTAGTCCTCTATCTTCTTTCTTTGGTAACGTGTGCTCTAATGCAAAGTTTACAAGTATTTTAGGTATTTTCCCCATACCTGCACATTTAATATTATAGTACGGTTTATCAATAGCTTCTCCATCTTCATGTGTTACATGCTCAATATAAGTTTTCTGTCTAACAAATATAGCCTTATCCCAATAACTTTCCAATTTCCAATGACAGAATTTTGTGTCATGAACAGGTACACCCTTAATCTCTTCTGGCTTTAGATTGCAATGGATAGAATCTGTATCTGCATAGATAAATCCGGGTTTATCTGCACCATAGAAATTCTTTTGAGCTGCCCTGATCGTAAAGCATCTTGCATAACTTGTAATAGCTGAACCACATGGAATATAGCCCGGAGTCTTTTCATGTTCTTCTACAGTATTAAAGTCTATTATTCCATCAGGTGACAGTTCTGCTACGTTAAAACTGCTATTAGTAGTTGCCGCTAATCTTCCATATAAATTATTTAAGAATAGTTTAGCCAATGTTCTCATTGCTCCAGTAGAATGCTGTTTAATCTCTGCGTATTTATTGATATAAGCATCGAATAATCCAATCTTAGCATAAAACCAACAACCGTCTAATATCTCACAATCAACTAATATATAGTGCTCCTTAAATAGTTCATACTCATTCCATGTTAAAGTCATTGTTATTTTGGTGTCATGAATCTCTCCGTTATCATCATACCATTCTGATAAATGTTGACCTTTTCTGAATTTAATATTGCCATCTTTATCTTTAATATCTTTCTTAATAACAACATCTGAACTTTCAAGACTTTCTTTACTGTTGTATAAGCTGTTTCCTCTTACTCTTATAAATGGAAGTTTACCTTTGCGTAAATAGAATCTTGTTTTAAGTCTGACGAAATAAAATTTATTCTTATCTTTTGCTTCTTTTGGAATGTCACCTTTCCAGAATACTGGTAAGCCTATTGGATATTTATTACCACTCATTGAATGCATCATAGATGGATAAAGGCTGTTTACATCCGCTGTTACTCCTTTTTCAAATATTTGGTTAGCTTTTTCAGGAACTAAATAACACCAACCACCTGCATATGATTTAAGGATATATTCTCCTGCATTATCTACACCATATTGAGGGTTTATCGTGAACTCGTAGATATCAGGATAAAACCTTTTATATTCTGCTAAATCATTGAAGCCAATAAAGTTATCTGGATTATTTAATATAGTTTCCTTATATGCTTCTATGGTTTCTGAGCCTATTACTGATAACTTTCGGAATTCTGCCATACAACAACTTCCGATAGTTAATCTGTCATGCCCTGAATTATACATATATTCTAATGCTTCTTTTAATACTAATACATCATTACAAATATATTCTCTTTCTTCGTCTGTTATAACTCCACCTCTAACACGCTTGCCAGTATACTCCATATCAGTTTTTTGGTGCTCTGTTTTAAAGGCTTTTCCTAATTCTTTTAGGCTAAAGGGCATTAACTTTAGACTATCTCGTATCTCTATCAATTTCCCTGTTGCTGTTTTTAATGTGAATGTGTACCACAGGTTCTTGTCAGATATTAGATATTTAAAGCTATTCTCTGGCATTTCATCATTATCTAAAAAGCCAACTGGTAAATTTGTTTCAGTGTCCAAGATAAAAGCCTGTGTATAGTTCATTTCAGTTAAAAGAAATGACAACCAAAATGAACCATCAAACCTTAGATTGTGAAAATATGCAATCAAATTGCAATCTCTTGACATAAAGAATGCAAGCTGTTTCCTAATATCGTTGAACACTGAAACTTCATTACCATAAAGTTGCACACAAGCTGACGCCCAGACATCTGTTCTTGTTTGCCCTTCATACACTGTAGTCTCAAAATCAGCACACCATATTTCATTATATGCTGTGCGTTTTCTCATGGTGTACTATCCGCTCCTAATGCCTTAAATGCGTTAGATTCTTCCCACGCTTTTGCGAAACTTGTTTCTGGTTTAATTAGTTGTCCCTGATCTGGTGCTATAGTGTCCTCTGTTTTAACACGATAGTTCTTTAAATTAGCACGAAATTCTTCTGGCATTTTAGCCACCATTGCACTGAATAATTTTCCTGCCGTATCTTTATAATATGATAACTCGTAAAAATTCTCTGTTATCTCTTTCCATTTATCTTCATTCTCTTTAATAAATTTATTAAATTGTTCGTCTCCTATTTGATCTCTTAATTCAGTAAACAGAGTGTAAAATATAGATGGTTCTTCAAAATATTCTTTGCCTTGCCATACTCTTGTTGGTTTTGAAATCTCATCTATATATTCATTTGCCCATTTTTCTTCTTTTTGTCTCCATAATTCTTCAACCCAAGAAGTATCCTGTTCCTGTTCTTTTACGTCTTTCCTTTCAAGATCAGATGGCTTTATATAGGGCATATTATCTTCTATGTTGTCTAATCTTATACCTATTTCATCTGCTGTTGATAACTTTCTAACTTCATCTCTTTCTCTGATATATTTAAACGCTTTTAAACCTGTTACCCATTCCCCTTCACTATCTCTTACTTGTACCTTTGTACGCATAAAGTTACTGGAACTCTTGCGTTTTATTTCATTCACATCTTTTTGAGTAAAACGTTTTCTTGTTTCAAGTTTACCTAAATTTATTTCTTTCCGTATTTCTTCTGTGTCAAACCCTCGTGCTTCATATCTGTCTAAACGTTCTCGTATTTTATTTATTATCCCAGCAGCTATAGAGCGTAATGTTTGTTTTTTAGGTTTTTTAGGCGAAGGTTTCCTTAACATAGCTTACCCCCCATTGTAAACTATAAAAATCTTAATTTGTCAATTTACAATCAATCACATCCCATAGAGTTATTTCATCATACAAGATATGATACACAAATCCTTCACTATCCTTTAACAAAAGGCAATAAGATGAAGGTTTAATTTCTGTTATATCTTCATAAATTCTTGTTTCATTCTTTTGCCTATTCCATACTGTAACCTTCAACGTTTTCATGATACCCCCTTAAATTAAAATCAGGACAAGGCTTTTAACCTTGCCCTGACTTCAGGATGCAATATTTTATTCTCTGAACAGTTTGATTTAATTAAATAACCCTACAAGTAAGGAACTGTGCTCCAGTTCTGGACTTACTGTTTTTCTTAGAAACTGCCAACTGCCAAGGTTCATCACAATCTTCCATATACTCCATAGCTTCCTCAAGTCTCTGGATAAAAGATGCTGAACCTGTTCCATAGGCTGTTCCATCTTTGCAGAAAACAATGCAGACTTCATAGTCCTTATTTTCTGTCTTTTCGTTGTGAATCTGAATCACAGCATAGAAGTCAAGATCAAGAACTAACTCACTTCCATCAGACAAAACTGCCTGATCGAGTGTCGGAAAGTTAGCCTGCAATAGCTGTGCCTGCTGTTTCTTTGTCAGTTCCTTGCTTGCATACTTAATCTTAGCGTTATAATTTGCGTTTGCCATTTTTCTTTTGTCCTTTCTATTAGTGATTTTTATTATGCTTCATCTGACGGTTCTACATCGTCATAGGGCTTGCGTGTTTCAGGATTCAGGATAACCGCATATTTGATAAAATCATCTTCGGTCATACCATAGAGTTCAGAACTCTGGCGAATATCTACGATAGAAGCAATAGAGAACTCATCATTCTCATTCTTCTTACGGAGATTCTTGAGGACTTTCTGTTTGTCCTCAATAGAGCCATCATAAGTAAAATCCTGATTGTACGGCTCTGCTGTAGCAAGATTGATGCAGAGACAATTTACAATGTTAGTTGTAATTGTCCGGGTTACATTGAACTTGTTTGCCATAGACTTTTTCTCCTTTCATGTTAGTTTTTATTGCCTGTCCATGACTGCCTATTTTTATAGGCAAGTCCCCTTTCAGGAATCGAACCTGATGCTTTGAGCCTGAATCGCCACAGTTCCCAGACAAGGGGGTATGCGGAGACTTGCTCCGCTGTTCGGGGGGTATAGGAAGTGTTACTTCCTATATATTATAGTAGCACATTTGAAGCCAAAAGTCAAGGCAAAATTGATAAAAATCGAGATAAAAAGCAGTAAATCCAGAGTAAAATAGTAAAGAATAATCCGATATCATAGATCATGTTTTTCAGTTTGTTATTCATAAGTTTATTTTCCTCGTCTGTTTTTTAAAATATTTGCGATAGATATAGTGTCTATATTTTAATAGACATTCATACGCTATATCTATGGAAGTAATACCTTCCGTTGCTTCTTGAGAAAGGTTTGCTATGTTAAATACAAAATCATTACCAACTTTAACAGAAAATTCATCATTGTCGTAATTCCAAATTGTTTCTACATTTTCAATTAACTTATCTTTTAAATAACGTTCTACTCCAACAGATAAACAAGAACAAATATCATTGAATACCCATTTACCAATCATTTTATCAATTTTCTCCTTATATCATTCTAACTATGCTATTTAATATTTTCTTAAAACACTGTGCTTTAAAATAAAGTATATCACTCGGTGCGCCTGTTGCTCCTCTATAATCATCTGGTTCAACAAGATCTATATATTTATCACCACATTTAGTACAATAATAACGATGATATTCACGTTCTACTATAATATAAATTTGTTCCATAACTTCAAATTCTAACTGCTCTTCTGCAACTTCAACCTTTCTTAATTCAAAAGCGTTCATTTTAATTTTCTCCTTAATCAAATATATAAAACTTAGTAGCAATAAATTTATATGCACATTTTAAAATATCATCATATGCCTGTTCGTAGGCTTTTTTGCTATCTCCACTCATATCTAATGCTAATTTTTTATTATCTAATAAATTATTGATAATATCTCTTAAATAAGAAACATATATCAAATCATAAGAAGTCTTTTTAGAAACTTGATCTAACATTTCCTCTATTGTAATTGATTTTAAATTATCCATATTATACCTCCTTAAAATATTTACCAAGAATATAATCACGATACCTATAGCAAGCGTTATCAATAATATACTGTTGATATTGCTTTAATGTAGAAATATTACCAGAATAATCAACATCAAAATAATCTAAATTAAATGCCATACAAAAAACATCGCAATTAACATTATTTGATATAAATATATTTAATACACGGACGTAACTGCCTTTAAATCCACTTGATTCTACACTAATATCGCCTTTTATTCTATCGCATAACTCATTTTTAATATAATTTACAAATTCAGTTTCAAAGTTATCTATAAAATCTTTATTCGCCACAATAGTTCACCTGTCTCCATTCTAATACTTTAGCAAGAGCTTCCCTACTAATATACTGTTTTTTCGGTTTTTTCGTACCTATAAAATAACCTCTATACTTTATAATATACTTATTAGATTCTGAAACCTCAATAACAAAATCAGCGTTTTTCCCATCTACAAATTTATACGTTACTTTTTTCGGTTTTTCTGTATACTTTATTTTTTTCTCCTCAAACGCGTAACTGTCATGTATTAGAACTCCATTAGACCTATAGGCATACTCAACAAACTCATAAAACCCAGACGTTGGAATCCTATAAGGTGCTTTTTTATACATGCCATTTATCCCTGTCCAAACTGTTTCTGCTGGTGCTACTACTCGGTCAATAACAATTCTCTCCATTTCTTTCTACTCCTTTACTGTAATGATTGGACTCTGCTAAAGTCCTGCTAAACTCCTTTCACTTATGATTATACATGATCTTTCTTGTTTTGTCAACATAAACATTTTCAATAAAATAGGGGAGTTTTCACTCCCCTATTAGATTAGTTTTCATCAATCGGTTTTCTTGTAACCGGGTTGAGAACTTTACTGTATTTAATAAAATCCTCTTCTGTCATGCCGTAAAGCTGTTCTGTTGTTTCGATCTTTACAATAGATACTAAAGAACAGGTTTCAGTTTCGTTTCTCTTTCTAAGGTATTTGAGGATTTTAGTTTTGTCCTCTTTCTCAATTCCATCATAGACAAATACCTTAGTAGCTGTTTCCATGGTTTCAGGATTAATGACCATTGCTGTTACGTTTGTTGTTACGATTGTCCTTGTCACGTTGTACTTGTTTGCCATTGTTTTGTTCTCCTTTATTGATATAATCTCACCTATTATATAGGTGGAATAGGTGTGGGGGAGTTGAACCCCCACTAATTGATAACCGTATCACCTTAATTGAGTTTCGGGTTTGTTTTGGTTTCTACCTTTTCACTTCCGAACTCTTCTCTTATTTGCTTCATGGACTTGCTACCCTTACGGTAGATTGTTTTATAGGGTTTCCAATACCAAGCTGTTTTTGATTTACTCCAATCAAAACCAAGGTTTCTAAACTCATCTTTGTATTGATAGGTGTTACCTGTTATCCATACCCAAATACCACAAATTTCAATGTTGATATTTTCGAAAGTGATTATCTTTTCGATTATATCTCGGAGCATTTCATCCTGAGCGTAGTCATATTTGCGATTGTGCTCTTTCTTTGCTTCTTCTGTGGTAGCATTAAAGGCTGAATGAGTTTTCAGATTTTTAAAGATCTGTTCATATTCTGCTTTCATTGCTACGAAGTCAGAAGCATTTCCACCACAATCGGGATGATACTGTTTTGTCAAGCGTTTATAAGCTTGACGCAAGCTGTCAAGGCTTGAGCAATCATTAGTAGTAAAATACTTCATAACGTTATCTCCTTTGCTATTGCTATTCTGTTTTCAATGGTCTTCTGTTCTCTTCTGAACTACCTATACTATACCACATAAATTTTTTCCTGTCAAGCATTTTTTCATTTTTTCCAAAAGATTTTTTTCAATTTTTTCCTATGGTTTTTCAATTTTTTCCCCTGATCTTTTTTCAATTTTTTCCACTGATCTTTTTTCAATTTTTTCCCTGATCTTTTTTCGATTTTTTCCCCTATATAATAGGAAGAAACTCGGACTTTAGTAGAGTAGCACGTTAAAACGTTAACACTTTAGTGCGTTAAAGTACGCCCGTGACTTTATTGAGTTAATGCATGACCACGTTAATGCGTTAACACTTTAGTGCGTTAAAGTGCGCCCGGGGCTTTAGTACGGTTAAGTGATATCGTGTTAACACTTTAATACGCTAAAGTGAGGATGCTGACTTTAGTGCGGTGAAGTGTAATAGTAACGTTTATAAATTAAAAATAGAAAAATAGCTTGACAACTATTAGAAAAAATAAGTGTCTATATAATGATTATATATTGTCTATTACATGACACAAAAAGACTTGACATTTTGGGTTAAAATTTGTTATAATTTGGTTGTAACCAAACAACCAACCAACCAAACAAAACAACCAATCAACAACAACAAAAAGGAGATAGCAAAAATGAAAAACAAATACGCACTAATAACCTACAAAAACAATGGCAAAAGAGATTCTATTATTAAAAACCTAACAAGTAGTCAAGTAGAAAAGTTATACCATGAACTATTTAAAAGAGAACGCTTTAGTTTAAATCCTATAATTATTAAACTTGAATATGATGGTTGGCATTGGATAACAATAAACAACGGAAAAGAAAAAGATATTTGCAATAAGGGATTTGAGTTCATTTAATAATAAAGGAGAAAATAAAAATGAAAAGAAAATATGCTGTAGTTTGGATTAAGAAAACGCCGTTCGGAAAAATGGTAGATATTAGCAAATTCATAGCTAATAGTTATACAGAGGCTATAAGCATTGGATATCTGAAAGTAAAAAATGATAAGTTCGGTAAGTGCATTGAGGTAGTCACTATAGATTTAGAAAAATACGCAAAGCAAGCTTGGGAAAATAAGTTTGCTGAACTATTTAAAGAGACTTGTGGCAACTAATAATCAATCAAATATAGAAAGGAAAAAGAAAATGAACAAGTTTGAAAACGCAAGAAGAGAAGCAGAAAAAGCACAGATGAAAAGCTATATTTTGGAAACGATCTACGACAAGGTAGCGCAAGAAATGCATTGGGATGTATGCATTCAAGAAGATGGCGAATGGATAGAACCCGAAAACGTTGATTACAATGAAGATAGTTACAATGCAGACAAGTATTACAAACTTACAGTGTATAAAGATATCATGAAAATGATCGAAAAAATGCTGTAATAGATAATTTTTAAAGTTAACAGCCTTGGCGTTTAGTATCATAAAAACAAAAAATTTTTATGGTATTAAACGTCAAGGCATGTTTACGGTACTAT